GAATATCTTTGAATATGTCCCTCATAGTAGAGGAAGACAGGAATTTCCTTACACTATAGTGGGTGGATGGTACTGTTCTGACCTATTAGGTACTAATGTAGGTACTACAGACACCTTTACATACAATATTAACTTAGAAATAAACTCAAATTGGTCTACTTATAGGGATTTACTAGCAGAAGCAGTGGAAAGACAAGGTAATCCTTATGATGATGTCCTCATTGCACAGATAAAAGCGTTTGTTGACCCTTCTCATAGTACTATTACACTGTTTGATTACGATATTACGAACTTCCCTGACTATGGATACCTTGAATTAAACAATTATGAGTATGCTGGACAAGGAATAAGTGCCATTACTGCACTAGATCCAGGTCTAGGGTATATGAACGCACCTACTGTGACCTTTAGTGACCCTGATTTACCTGGTGGTACACTAGCTACAGCAGAAGCAGTAGTAACAGGAGGACGTATATACGGTTATAAGCTCACTAGTGAGGGTAGTGGTTACATACAAAGCCCAATAATTACCGTCTCTGCACCTAACCCTGCCCTTAGTGCGGTAGCTGATGTGGTTACAGGGAGCAGTTATATGATTAATATCGATATGGATGCGTACCCTTTACTCTTTATGGGAATAACAGTGCAAGATGATCTAGGTCAAATGGACGTAAGGAGTGTAAAGAGGAGTGTACCTGGTGTAGAATTCCAGTGTACTGCGGATGGTACGGACATACTAGTAGTAAATACGGTGTACATTGAGTCAAATCAGACCGCAAGTGATATTGATATAGACGATATACAAGCTGGTATGATCATTGAAGGGTTTGATGACCCTACAATTTACGTACAACAGGTCACTTTAGCTGGTGCTACCATCCAAGTGAGTCAAAATATAGCTGCTGGTACGTACCGAGTCAACACAAAGACCGCAATTCAGATGAGTGCTGCGTCAAATACAACACTTACTGGCGTAGATTTCACTTTTACCGCCCCTCAAGTGTCAAATGCGACCGCATATACCCGTTTATTCCTTCAATCGGAGACTGGTAGCTCCTTCACATACGAAAATTCACGTGAAATTGCTCATTTTGATGGAAAAACAGCAAATGAAGACGGAAGTGTCACTCTAAATAACCTATTGAGGACAAGAAAGCAGACGGAAGGCAAGCAACACCTCCGAAACGACCATACTTTCTTGCATATTTACGTATAATGGCAGCTTTTGGACTAACAACAGGCGTTTGTACTGGTCACGGGTGTTGGCCACCAGCTGGATATGCTCCTTCTCCCATTACAAACGTCAAAGTAACTAAAATTGCACCTCTTGTAAGCACACAGATACGAACTGTGCACTGCAAACCGTGTGGAAAGAACCCTGCGTGTCATCCAGGCACTGTTTCTGTTGGTTGTGCGACTGTTGTGTGTGGTGTAGGTGCTCCAGGTATGCCAATGCCCGTAATGAAGACGGGTCATATGGAAACAGATGCGATACTAGCTAAGATTGGACCTAAGATATGTGCTGCTAGACTACCCAGTGCTAAAATTGGCACAAGTATCAGTTGCGGATCAAAGGTTGCGGTAGGGGCACCTAATGTGCTATTATGTACGGGAGGCAGTTCAATCTCTAAGCTTGCTGCTCTCGCTGCTGCAATGGCAGCTCTGGGTTCGTTCCCTATACTATCAATTCCTTCTATTGGAGGAGGTGGTGGTTCAGGGTCACAATCTCCAGGTGATAACTCTGTTACTGATTGCTCTAACTAATGGCACTTTATTCAAACACATCTTTAAAGAAAGAAGCAACTCCAAAGAAAACCCGTCAGGGTACAGGAGCACATTCTAAGTACTCTGCTACTTCTAGAAATGGTGCAAAGAAAAGATATCGTGGACAAGGAAGATGACATATCAGGCACTTCCTAAGTGTTTGCACGTAAAAGATAGCTCTGTCGCTGGACAGGGTTTATTTGCCACTGAGGATATAGCAGATGATGTTTATTTGGGTATATCACACGTAGTTGTGGATAGTACCATTATGAGAACCCCTTTAGGAGGGTTTGTGAACCATAGTGAGGAACCTAACTGCACAAAGGATCTAGAGATGGAAGAGTGGGGACAAATATATCATTTGAGAACTCTTAGACCTATTAAGAAGGGTGAAGAGTTGTTTTTGAAGTACACATTCTATAAGGTAACTTAAAAGTCGCTAAATAAAGTCACGACCTCGTGTATTAGTGTATGCCGAAGGCTATTGACTTTAAAGACGTATCTATTTCTTTAGGTATCAACCCTGTCACTGAAGACGTTCTTACTACCACAGATGAAACTGCGGTAAAGAGAGCGTTATATAATATTGTGATGACAAGAAAGGGTGAAAGGTTCTTTAAGCCAGATCTCGGTAGTAATGTTGCAGATTTGTTATTTGAACCTCTTGACTCTGCTACAGCATCTCTTCTAAAGGAGGAGATCGAGTATGTGATTACAAAGTACGAGCCTCGTATTAATCTTCTTCGTTGCGACATATCTGCCAATTACGATAGTAATGGCTTTGACTGTGCAATATCATTTGAGATCATCGGTATTATGTCCGATGTCCAAGTACAGGATGTAGATTTCTTCCTAGAAAGAACCAGATAAATGTCTTACGTTCAAGTTGCCAATTTAGACTTTACAGAGATTAAATCATCTCTGAAAGAGTATCTTCGATCTAATAGTGATTTCACTGATTACGACTTTGAGGGTTCAACTCTTAGTACCCTGTTAGACGTACTCGCTTATAATACGTACTACACGGCGTTTAACGCTAATATGGTAGTAAATGAGGCGTTCCTTGAATCAGCGACTCTCAGAGACAATGTGGTGTCTCTGGCTAAGCAAATAGGTTATCTTCCCAAGTCTTCAGTATCTCCCACAGCAGTTTTAAACATTAATGCTGATTTTAGTACGCAGAATAATATTCCATCAATCGTTAAGATGCCTAGAGGGTCACAATACCTTACTAGGATCAATGGTACCACCTATTCTTTCATCACTGCTAAGGATTATGTTGTTGGATTGAATAGTCAGTCAATAGCAGAATTTCAAGACGTAGAAATTAAGGAGGGAAATTATGTCATCGAAACTTTCACATTCAACTCTGCCATTCCACAAAGGTTTATCTTACAAAACGCAGGGATTGACACGAGCACTCTCAAAGTTACTGTTAGACCAACATTTAATAGTACTAGTGTGGTCGAGTATCGACTAGCTGACAGTATTATAGGGTTTGACGGTACATCACAAGTCTTCTTCTTACAGGAAGGTGAAGATGAGCGTTATGAGATCATCTTTGGAGATGGCATCCTAGGTAAGAAGTTAGATAGTAACAATTATATTGAAGTTTCATATATCACCACTAATGGTTCTGCTGCAAACGCTGCTAGAGTGTTCTCTTACGGTGCTGTACTAGAGGATCAGGTAGGTGGGAATGATTATGCACCTACAATCACTTTAACAACTACTACAGCAGCGTCTGGAGGCGAATCTCTTGAAACGGTTGACTCAATTAAACGTAATGCTCCGAAATTTTTCAACACACAAAATAGAGCAGTTACCGCAGATGACTACGAATCCATTATCCGTCGTATTTTCCCTGCGATTGCTGACATCGTTTGTTTTGGTGGAGAAGATGCATCACCACCTGAATACGGAAAGGTTAAAATCGTCGTAAAGCCTAGCTACGCTACTAAATTAAGTGCGTATACTAAGAATTTGATTGCTACAGACCTTAAAAAGTATGCTGTGGTATCAGTTACCCCTGAAATCGTCGATCCTTCTATTACATACGTTGAATTAAACTCAAACATCAATTATAACAAGTCTAAAACGACTTTGAATGAGTCTGAGTTGAAAGCATCGGTAATTAATTCGTTAACTACCTATAGATCTACTTCTGATCTTGAAAAATTCAATGGTAGGTTTAAATATAGTCGTATCGTTGGTATCATTGATGCTACTGATGAATCGATTACATCTAATGAAACAGAAATCAAACTAAGGAAGGATTTCATTCCTGTATTGAACACTGTTACTCAATATGAGATTTGTTATCAGAACGTAGTTAAGAGTGGATGCTCAAATCCTTCTGTACAAAGCAGTGGCTTTGTAGTAGCTGGGTATCCAAGTGATATCGTTTACTTAGCAGACGATCAAAAAGGTAATGTTTACCTATACAAGATCGATCCTACAACACAAAATCGATTTA